GACCAATAACCCAAAGTTTAAAATCATTGTCCCAAGTATCTTTAGCATAAGATACTTGTCCACTTACATCATTACGATGGCCACCATAACCCAAGTATTTATTTACTGCACTTTCAGTATTGTAATAAGTTGGATTTCTTTTGTCGTAGTTGTCGCCAAGTCTTACATCATAATCTGCGTCAATGCCTTTTGCTTTCATCTCATCACGATAATAAGAAGTTAAAAATTCTTTATCAGCGTCAAACCTAACATGAACATCATCATACTTTTCTACTTTGTTGTCGTTGTAGTCAGTATCAATTCTAGGTGTATCAGTTTGAACATGAAAACAATTATCATGGTAAAGGTCGCCACCACTATTACCATACTTATTAATCATAGAACGAATTGTATCTACATCTTCTTGTGGTTGATGAAATCTTACAAGTTCATTGATTTTAACTTTTGCTTGTTCTCGCAAATTGTTGTAAGTTTCTTTTGCGTCTTGCCAAGATTTTTTAAATTTTGAATTAGTTTCAAAATGATCTTGAAAGACATCTGCAATCACTTTTCGCTTATCTGCGTTAAGTGTTATTCTTTTTTGTTTTTCCATATTTATATTTCCTTTCATAAAAATTGTTTTAGCACTTGACAATAGGATAGTCAAGTATTATATTGGATATGTAAATTATTTTTTTATCGGTAATTTACGGTTAATTTACGGATTAGACCCAGGATCACACCGCAACTTGTTGCCGTCTTTCCTGGGTGCTGATCCCTGGTCTAATAGTTAAAGTATGACCTCGAGGTATCATACTATTTGCTAAGCGTATGCTCTGGCTATTGGACCTGGGATCAGTGGCAAGGGGCACGCGTGTCCCCCTGCTGATCCCTGGTCTTTGGACGAGACATACAATAGTATTAAATGCACAGGTATGGTCTGGGCATCATCCAAAGACCTGGGATCAGTTAACGCGCCGCCGCCGCTAGAACACAGACAGTCTGGCGTTGGCTGGTCCTAGAAAGGAAAAAAATTTATGAGTAGAAGACCCGGAAGAGGAATGCAAAAAGTTTATATTGGCCACCTGCGCTGGCTGCAGGATCAAGGCCCAAGCTACAAGCAGCAAGCCGCAAGCTGCAAGCGTCAAGCAGCAAGCTTGACAAGGGACCTGTACCCGGTTATAGTGTCCTATAAATTAAAGGAGAAAGTATGCAAACAAAATTAGCATTAAAAATTATAGGCGGCAGCCTGAGCAAGCCTTCAAAGATGCCTGGCTGGTCAATTGGTTTACCTGCCAAAGAATGCAAGACTGGCGGCAAGCTCCAGAAGGTCCCGGGCAGCGTATGCTTTGATTGTTACGCGCTCAAGGGCTGTTACGTGTTCAAGGTTGTTCAGGATGCACAGTACAGGAGGCTGGCAGCCATCAAGGACCCGCAATGGGTTCAGGCCATGGCTCACTTAATCAACAGTAAAAAGCCGGATGTATTTCGATGGCATGATTCAGGAGATGTACAGGATCTAGATCATTTGAAAAAAATTTACAGCGTTTGCAGGTTGACCCCTTCAAAGCGTCACTGGCTCCCGACTCGTGAAGCATGGATCAAGCATCACCTGCAAGATAAGCCAGACAATTTAGTCATACGATTTAGCGCGCCCATGGTGAACCAGCGGGCGCCTGAGTCGTGGCCCAACTCTTCAATGGTGGTGGATAAAGGATATCACACTTGCCCGGCACCAGCTCAAGACAACGAGTGTCGAGACTGTAGACAATGTTGGGATCCTGCTGTAAAAGTAATTTCATACGGTAAACATTAAAATGTGGCATCACCCAAAATATTATAAAGAATTACGTAAGCGTAATAAGGAAGAAGCACGAGCACAGCTCAAGGTACCTTCTTCTGATCTGGATCAGGCTATTAGTCATGCTAACTCAACGCGTGGGCCTAGCGACGTACGTCCTGATCCGGGCCCCAAGCCTCAAGCTTCAAGCGCCAAGCTTACAAAGACTCAAGCTTCAAGCGACAAGCTTCAAGCCCCAAGCAGCAAGCGTCAAGCTTAAAGCCACAAGCGTCAAGCTCCTGGACCATGGACCCTGGAAAAAGTTTCAGGCATCCCGAACCCTGGTGCTCTACTAAGATAAATGAATTGTTAGGATGCTTCACATGGAATGCTATTTGATGTGGTGAGAGACGTACCTTGTTACTCTTTGTGACTTTGAGTTCTAGTGTAAAAAAGTGGCCGTTAATAGTATAACCCAATAGATCGGGAGTCCCAAGTAAGCTATTGTTTTCAAGCCTAATCCAGGAAATTTTAGTGATAGATTTTTTAATTTTTGCATATAATTTTCGCTCGGGTTTCAAGGTAACTAGGGCTTTCTAATCGGGTGTTTTAGGAGCGATAATTAACTTTTGTTTCGTAGGTTTTAGTACAACACGAATCATACTTTGTCCAATTATATTTGACTCTTGCACCTCAATTCTTTTAACTTCTTCTAAGTGACCGTTAACTTCCATGTATATTCTAGCGTTGGAGATCGCATTGCCTTTTTTGCCATCGGTAAATTGATCTAAGTATTCCTGTAGATGTTTAACAAACATTGTTGACTTTATAGGATAGTTACCTTAAAAAGTCAATCATGGGAGTGCCAAAAAGATTAACAGAAATGCAAATGAGATTTGCTGAGTTTTTAGTATTCGGTGGACCAGACGGGCCAATGACTCAAACCGAAGCTGCACTAGCCGCTGGCTATTCACCTAAACGTGCAAGACAAGAAGGATCAGAATTATGTAATCCTAAGTTGTCTCCGTTAGTTGTGAAGCACATTGGTCAATTAAAAGAAGAAAGACTAAAAAAACATGAAGTAACTTACGAGGGACACGTAGCAGAACTTGCAAGACTTAGAGAAGCCGCTTTGAAAAAAGGATCTTTCTCTTCTGCTGTAAATGCTGAAGCCAACAGAGGCAAGGCAGCAGGACTATACATAGACAGAAAAATAATAAAAACTGGGAAACTAGAAGACTTATCAGAACAAGAATTAGAAGCAAAGATGAAACAAATTTTAGACGACTACGCGCAGATAATTGATGTAACTCCATCTGATTCTGCTGACGCTCCGTCATCTATAACTTATGAATCTTCTTCACCCACTGACGAGGAATCATCGTCCGATCCCCAAAAGTAATTCCATCTTCATCTTTATCATAAGAGGCAAATAATTTTATAGATGTTTTATCTTTAGAATACAACCAACCTTCGTTAATAGGTGTCGCTAATTTCATTTTATCAAACTCTTTATCTGTTGCCCAGCTAGAGTCACTGACGCAATCAATCCACTCCACTCTAACTTTAGAAAAAGGTATATCGGTGGACTTATCAGTTAACGATACTTTTCTTCTTTTTCTAGGCATAAATTTTTATTTATCATATGTATGGTAATCAGTCTAGTTGCCACATTCTTGACACAATTATAAATTCGATACCTAAACAGGTAAAAATTTTTTTTGTTGCGCTAAAAATAAAAAAAAGTGAAAGGGTATCGCAAACACTAAAATTGATCTATAAGTGTTGGTACACAAGGCTAATTTTTCGACACCCCCCCCCTCGCAAGGGTATCGCAAGGGTATCGCAAGTGTCGAATTTTTTAGTTCAAACCGTGAACAAACCGATGTCACCTTAAATTTGCGACACCTTTGCGACACCTAATCGACACCTAATCGATACCCTAAGTGTCGAATTATAAGATTTGTTTAGACACATTTTCGCCATAATGTAGACTCATTACTGCCAACTTATCCTCTGCTTCTGCCATCTTCATTAACAGTTTATCTACTTCCGCTGTGATATCTGGATGCTCCGGTATCACTAATTCATGCTCGCTGTAGCATTTTATCTTGTACTTTGCATCTTCAATCTCAGCCTCGTACCTCTTTCTTAGAACCATTCTAAGTTTCTCATTCATCGTTCCACCTCCTCATTATTATTTTACCATGTTCATCTTCGTACATAATCCATGATTTTTTACCATCAAAATAATAACCATGTATTTTTCTTTTAACTTTCATAGTTTTTCCTTCCTCCAGTTTGACGTAGGTCTTTGTATTGTGCATAATCTAAAGCATCTTTTCTACATTTATTACCAGCTACTTTAGAAACGTTATAATCTAGCCATTCAGCGTGATTACTTAGTATCTTGTTCATCTCTGGTGAAGTCTCCCGCCGTAACGGATACGTTCGCTTTTTCTTTCTCATCATAAATTAACTCATGGTACATATCTAATCGTTTTAAAAATCTGTGTTTCCAGGTCCGTA